CCCGGCGTGGGAATGCCAAACGGGCGCTAAACTTCGGAAGGTTGAGAGCTCACCGTGTTTCGGTTGCTATGCATTAAAGGGTAATTATACAAGATACCCGGCTATTAAAGCAGCGCAATATGTAAGACTCAACTCACTCACCAATCCGTTATGGGTTGAAGCGATGGTTGCAAAAGTTAAAAATCAAAAATGGTTTAGATGGCACGACGCCGGCGATGTACAGAGCCACGAGCATATGGCTAATATTTTAGAAGTTGCAAGATTAACGCCTCACGTAAAGCACTGGATGCCCACACAAGAGCGGCCTTACCTCCCAGACCCTGAAGTTGTACCAGATAATATGGTGATCAGATTATCGGGCAGCAAGGTCGACGGACCAGCGCCCACGGCCTGGAGTCATACGTCGACGGTTGTTACAGATGGAAAACCTTCTTGTCCAGCTCCAACGCAGGGAGGCAAGTGTAAAGAGTGCCGGGCTTGCTGGAATAAAGATATTCAAAATGTATCATACGGAAAACATTAGTGTGGTTTTTTAAAAACGGCGCTGGCTGGTGCCAGCGTCATAATCCAGAGAATACAGAACCTAGACCGAGGAAATCTCGAGCTCCTATATTCAGGGCCCGTGGACCGGGGACCAAAGCCTCAAGCTCCAAGCCTCAAGCTCCTAAAAAATGAACACTAGATTATTAAAAATAAATGCAATGAAAAAATTTACCCGCTGGTTAGATATTAATTCAGTGGCAGTTCCTTTATGGGATCTGTATAATCCTTTGGGAAAGATATACAAGGGTCTCGAGCGGAGGGCTCAAGCTGCAAGCGCCAGGAATAGCTTTTGCAAAAGCCGCAAGCGCTTAGGTTGGGAACAAATGTTTTTTAGAATAGAGCAATTTTCTAAAGCTCAAAAATTATTAAAGTATATACAGAAAAGAAAGACCCGAACCTCAAGCGCCAAGCTCTGAGAGCATTAAGCGACAAGCATCAAGCCCTTCGCTGCAAGCTTCAAGCTTCAAGCCACAAGCAGCAAGCTCCCTGATCCGTGAACCACGGTACATGTAATAAGTATTAGAGGACCACGGACCGCGGGCCTCTATAAGGATAAATGTATTGTTAGGATGTCTTAAATGGAAGGCAATTTGATGGGGAGAAAAACGTATTTTTTTACCCTTTGTTACTTTTAATTCGATAGTGAAGAAGTGGCTATTATTATTGTAGACCAATAGATCAGGAGTACCAAGTAAGCTAAGATTCTCAAGTCTAATGAGAGAAAATTCTTTAAAATTCTTTTTAAGTTTTTGGTATAATTTAGCCTCTGGGCCCATATGTTTTTTAAAGTAACCATGTCATGCAAATACTAGAGTGCATCACGTAATTTATCTGGAATAATTATCTTTCTATCGGTCTTTGTTTTCAAAACTAGACGATGAGATTGGTGGTTTTTACTTAACCCAATTATTGTTTGATTGTTTTCGTGGACTTCCATTTTTTTAATTTCTTCTAAGAATCCATTGATCTCTACCATGATGACAGCATCACTCATAGCATTACCTTGACGAGTTCCGTCTTTTTTATTCTCGGTAAATTTAGATAAGAATTCTTGTAAGTCTCTTACTCTCATTTTTTAGTTTCTGCAAGAAGTTTTTCTATTTCTTTTTTATAAGTATTATTATCATACTCCAGCTCTTGAATATATCTAGCTAAACCTACTATCTTAGTGCTTAACTCTTCTATAATTTTTTTAGAACCTGAAAGTATATTATCAGTTTTAATCCATTCAGCTTCTTTTTGTTTATATGCCCAGATTTGTTTTTGATGCTCTTCAATCAGAAAAGTTAAATCTAAAGTTCCTCTATCTTCTACAGTTTCATTCATAATTTCTATATGTTTTTTAGGTGGGTTAGGTTGTGCAGCGCTTGGTCTAAAATTATCTTTCATATTGACTTTATATGACAGTTACCTTAAAATGTCAACATGGGAGTTCCTAAAAGATTAACTGAAATGCAAAAGAGGTTTGCCGAGTTTATAGTATTCGGTGACGAGGAAGGTCCTGTATCTCAATCAGAAGCAGCTAAGCTAGCTGGATACAGTCACAAAAGGTGTAAAGTAGAAGGATCAGAATTATTAAATCCTAGACTATCTCCATTAGTAGTTCAATATGTAGATTCACTTAAGCAAGAGCGAATAAAAAAGCATGAAATTACTTACGATAAACATTTAGCTGAACTAGATAGAATTAAGACGGCCGCTTTAAAGAAAGGCAGTTTCTCTTCTGCTGTGAACGCTGAAGTATCTCGAGGCAAGGCAGCAGGATTATACATAGACAGAAAAATAATAAAACATGGGAAATTAGAAGATTTATCAGAAGAAGAAATAGAATTAAAAATGAAAAAGATTTTAGAAGACTACGCTCCGATGCTGAATATGAAGACTGTCGAGGCCGAGGTTGAAGAGGTTGAGACGATAAAACCATCTAAAAAAGCAAAAGAATTATTAAATTAATATCTAGCACCTTTTCTCATATTATCTATAGGAAATAAAGGTTGAAGATTAGTATAATTAAAACATTTTCTTTGTTCTTCAGGCTTAATTAAATCAAAACTCGCACAAGGTCTAATGTGATCTACATGAAATGAACTTCGATTTTCCCAACTCATTCCAGGTTTAAATTGTTTCTCTAAGTGTTGTTTTAGAAATTCAATACTACACCCTAATAATTTCATAGTAGAAGCTGATTTACTATTACCTTTTAAAGCTTCTCGGAGCCTATTACGAAGTAAATGGGTTAACCTAAAAAGTGGATCAGTATCTCTTTTTTGTTTTTTATAACTATATATTTTTTCCCTATTAGCTAATTCATATTCTTTTTTATATTCAGAAATCTGTTCTCTATTATCTAATCTATACTGTCTATTATATAGTATCCGACTTTCTCTATTATCTAAATGATACTGTTTTCTTTCTTTAGAAATCTTTTCTTTATTAGCTAAGTAATATTGTTTTTTCTGTTCAGAAATCTTTTCCTTATTATCTAATATATACTGTTTATTATAAAGCCTCAGTTTTTCTTTTTTGGATAAGACTATAGCGCTCTCTTCTTTTACGCCTAAGCTCTTCTTTATTTCTTTGATAGTATCTTCTAGTAGAATCATTCCTATCTTCTATATTTTTATAAGGCATTTGTCAACATCCTTAATGAAGCTTTGTCATCTTCAGAACACAAGAAGTCGGGAAAACAGAACGTTCACTAAAAGTTATAGTACCATCATCATCAATATCATAGCCGGCAAAGATTTTTACAGTATGTTTATCTTTACTAAATAGATAACCTTCACTTACAGGAGTCGCTAGCTTCATATTCTTAAATTCTTTATCAGAACCCCATCCACCTTCAGTAACAATATCACACCAATCAATTTTATACCTTGAATATGGAAATGTAGCCTCTTGTTTTATCAACTTAGGTTTAGAATAGGTGTTTAAATTCCTAGATTTGTTTTTTCTATTAGGCATAAGAACCTTATATATCAAAAATATAGGCATGGACAGGGTAAAGGTAAAAGTAATTTAATTGTGTCTGAAATAAGGCAAGATAGGATCGCGATACCTAAAGGGGTAATTTATATTTTTTTTATTTATTTGCGCTAAAAAATCTGGGAAGGTGTCGCGATTGGTAAATAAGCTTGACCTATCTCCTAGAAGCATTGGTATAAGCGCTTCAATTGACCAAAACATCGCGACACCTGTAGTGTCGCGAAAGTGTCGCGATGTCGTTTTATGCGATAAAAAGTGTCGCGATTTTGCCTCCAGGTGTCGCGATACATTAGAATGATTCTAATCTAGCCCCAAAAGTGCGACATTCTGTCCACAATCGCGACAATCTGTCACATTCCTTTTAAAATCGCGACACTTCGAAGCAAATCGCGACACCTATCGCGACACCTAGAATGGCGTAAAATGCAAATCGCGACACTTCCGCGACACCTAGATTCTGCCTTATTCTGCCTTAATCTTGCCACAATTAGAACACAATTCATCTTAATTGATCCATGGTCCGTGTTCCATGCCTCTTGATCCAGTAATATTGGGTAATGATAGGTGCTGCTAGGACGTGATGAAAAGGGGTAAGAAGCCATCCTAACAGCTTAAGAGCCTATCGTCTCTCTTGAGGGTGCTCCGCCCCGTTCTCTAACTCATTAATCTTGTATCTTTGATCTGGAAATCGTTCTAATATAATTGCTATATACCGTTCTATTATTTCAGGTTTAAAAATTATTTGTAATTCAAAAAGAGATCGTTCAGCTTTTGTTAAATTCCATAATTGGGAAGTAAATAATGTATTTTGTTTATCATAACCTATATTGTTAAAGATACGGTCGGGAGACACATTGGAAAAAGTTTTAACTTGGTTATTTATATCAAATTTTTTATTAGCCATAGTCATTGTAAAAGGAATATGAGTCAAAGGACATCTATAACCATAATGTGCTACTTGTTCATCAAAATGTTTAATAAATTTTTGTGCAATAAAAGGATTCTTACGATTTACACCTTCCTTTGGAAAATCTATAAGTTCATTTTCTCCTAAAACTTGTCTACCTCTTTCTAATTTTTGTTTTAAATGAGCTCTAGCCATCTTGTGCAGAGTTAACATATAACCTCGTTTACTATTTTGATATATTCTATTTGTTTCTCTATTGTGTGGGGCATCCCGCATTGAAACCCATTTCCCCTCAACAAAACAGAATGATGCAGTGGCATTACGTTTGTTTCCCTGTTCATCTATATACCGGGCATTGTCTGAAACGGCTCCTGTTATTGGATTTGTGTATTTTAGTGGATATTTCCCACTTCCTTTAATTCTTGGCATTATAAATTTGCTCCTAAGTGTAAATAAATCCAAAGCGCTGTAAATAAAGTAACTGATGTTAATTCCATTGCAGCTGTCATGATTTATCCTTTAATCTATACATAATTTTCCCTGTAGTTCATTATACATATCTAATCTTTTTAGAAACTCATGTTTAGATTTTCTTAATTGTATTCCTTCAATTTTAAACTCCTGGTAATAAAGATCTGGTGTACAAATCATTATAACTCCTTGTTTAATTTGTGACCCATAAACATAATCATGGGCCATTGCGTAGGCAGAAATTTGTAAATAATAATCTTGAATCCATTCTTCTTTTTTTGGTCGATTGCTTTGCTTAAAATCTACGACAGTCTCCATACCATTGTGGGAGCAGATAAGGTCTGTAGCGCCGGCATAGAGCCCTGGATAGTGCAACATAACTTCTGATCCATAATATTCGTCTACTGGCGTTAGACCTACTTCAATAATTTTATCAGCCATGGGCCGTGCTTGTTGGCCTATGGGAGTTAGATCTATGATGTTAGTTCCAAGAACATAATGTTCTAGATATTTGTGCATACAAGTTCCACGACTTGCACTATGATTTTTTATTCGTTCTGCGTTTTCTTCGCCAACTTTAGCTTTCCATTTTTTTATAAAATCTTGATTCTTTGTGGCGCCGAGTACAGTCGTCACTGACGGTAGTTTATAATTACCGATCTCATACATCCTGGTCCCTGATCCGGGGTCCGTGAGTTGTTTACCTTGTATATACTTGTATTTGTTACTTTTCTTTATCATCACGTTCCTTTTTGTTTGCTAACGATTGTTTATAACTCTCATCAAGTTCTTGTTGTTCTTTTTTGAATTTATCTTCTTCTAATTTCTTAATCAATTTATTATATTCCTTTATGTCTTTATCTTCCATCATTCTTGTTTTAACAATCCTAACTCTTCAAGTCTATCTGCAATCCATATATCCGGCTCCCCTTCTCTTGCTTTCTGTACTCCATAAGGCATATCGGATTGGAAATATTCATAAAGTTCATCATATAATACTGTTCCCATTTCAACTGCGTCCTCTGCATCTTTATCTAATGCGTCGTGTTTAATTAATATGTTTTTTACTTCATCATATTCATTCATTTTATTTCTTCTTTCTATTTTTAATTGTTATACTCCAAGGTGCATTAGCAGTCCTTAGACCTTTTTTACTAGTATCCCAGTATCGTTTACAAAG